GTGCGCGAGAGCGCCATGGCTCAGCGCTCAGATCGTGAAAATGCCGGAGGCGTTGAACTGCAGGTTGATGTCGCCTCCGTTCGGCGTCACCGGCAGCCCGGTATGGCCGGTGTCGGCGTAATAGATGAGCGGCGATGTCGCCTCGTTTCCCGTGTCCTTGTAGAGCAAGAACGCCTCGCAAGGATCGCCGGTCACGCTCGGAAACGTCACGTCGGCGGCGTCGAACGTGCCGTTCGTGATCGTTTTCGAGGCCAGCGTCTGCGGCGTCCCGACCCGCGCGCCGGCCGCCACGTCGTCGAGGAAATCGTGCGCCGCGCTGACCGTGTAATCGGCCGCATCGATCAGCACCACCTTGATCGTGTCGGTGATGAGATCGATGTCGCCGCCGAGCAGCAGCTGCTTGAACGGCAGATAGATCGTGTTCGCCATTCACATCCCCTCCATCACCACGCGCGAGCCCGCCACACGCCCCTCCTCGTCGCGGATGATCGCCCGCGGCGCCGTGATCAGCGCCCTGAGCTCCATCAGCATCGCCATCAGCGCCTGCGGCGTCGCCGGCATGCCCTGCACACCGCCGCCTTGCGACGCGCCAGGCGCGGCCGGATCGCCGCCGGCGGCGCCTGCAGGCGCCATCCCCGGCTGCGCAACACCGTACGCGTCGCGCCAGGCGTCTTGCTCGCTCTTGAGCGCCGCCGCATCGATCTCGGCGCCCAATTTGCCGAACTCGATCTCGCGCTTCTGCGCCAGCTCGTCGCGCCGGAAATCATCGTCCATCTTGGCCTTCTGCAGCGCTGCGGCGGCCTTGATCTTCTCGCCCTCGACGGTCGCGACAACCATCGGATCGGCCATCGGATTGGGCGGCTGGGGCGGTTGCGGCTGGATTGAATCGGGATCGGTGAAATAGGGCTCCACGCTCTTCAGCCCCGCGCCGCGCACGCTTTGCTTCAGCGCATTGTAGATGTTCTTCGGCGCCACCATGCCGGCGATCTGCGGATCGGGATGCGCCTTCAGCTTCTCCTGGATCGCCAGCACCTCGCCCATGGCGACGCGGATCTCGCTCTTGTCGCCGGTCCCCAGGCCCACGTCGGGGATGAAATCCATCCCCGCATTCCACGCGCGCGGATCCATCGCGACCCAGCGCCCGCGCAGCTTCATCATCCGCGGCTTGTCCTGGTGCTTCACCAGGAGCCGCAGGATGCGGTTGAACAGCGGCTTGAAGCCCGTCTCCGCCAGCACCCGCGCCAGGAGCTGCACGCGCTGGTTCGCCATCGTCATCAGCTTGGCGACGGCGCCGAGCGTCTGCTGCTTCAGGAGGTCCGGGTTGAGCCCCGTCGACGTCGCCGAGACGCCCGACCGGCCCTCAAGCTTGCGGTCGAGATATTCCAGAAACGGAAACGCCTGCCCGCCATTCCATTGCGGCGCCTCCCAGGTCACGTCGTCGGGATCGCCCACCGGGATCGGCCGGCCGGGATACCAATTGAGCACCGCCTGCCAGGTGTCGGCGTGCGCCGTGCGCTTCACTTTGCGCGAGACGTTGTTCACTTCAAAAAGGTTGTCCAGCATCTGGCGCGTGATCTCGGTGCGCACCGCCTGGATGTCCTTGATCAGCTCCACCACCGAGAGCCCCTCCAGACGATGGCTCATCAGGATGGGCGAAACCGGGGTGAACACCCGCTCATCGATCATCTCCTGATGCATCAGCACCCGGCCCGTCGCCGGGCCGGCGAGCACAACCTTGCGCTGCTCGGCGATGCCGTCGCCGTCGAAATCGGCGCGGATGTAGCATTCCGCCCAGGTCACTAGCTCCATCGATTCGTGCACCTGCGCCGCGCCGGGCGGGCTCCAGCCGGTGTCCGGGCTCCAGCGCCGCACGCGGCGATCGTCCACCTCACCATCCGCCGGGATCGCCTTCACCGCGTCCTCATCATAACCCAGCGCAATGAGATCGGCGCGCGGGCATTGGCGCACCTGCGCCTCAAAGTTCACCACATCAGCGCGGCGCGCATCGGCGCTGTAGACGTATTCGTCCGGCGGCACCGCCTCCACCGCCACCCGCCCGCCGCGCGTGGTCTTGGTGATCCTGAGGTCATAGACCGTGGCCTCGCGCTCGGGGTCGATGGGCGCGGCGATGCCGGCCTCGCGCAGGCGCTGGGCCGTCGCCTGCGCCTGCGCGAGCAGCCGTTTGTCGATCCGCTGCGCGACGCGCTCCAGCGTCACGCCCTCTTCGTCGAGCAGCATCAGCGCCTCGGCCTCGCTCAACCCTTCATGCTCGCTCGCGCTGATCTCGACCTTCTCCTCCCAGACCGTGCGCCACACGCCCAGCCGCTGGATCAGCGCGTCCTTGATCACCGCGTGCGAAATCAGAAACCCGGGATTGTCGCGGTTGTAGACGTAGTTGACGTAATCTGTGGCCTGCTCGGCCTGCTCACTTTCAGCCTCCTCCTGGGGGTCGAACTGGCCAACTTCATCCGACCCATGGAACACCTCCAGGAGGTTCGGCATGATCCATTCGATCGTGTCGAGCACCGCGCGGTCGACGACCTGCGAGAACCCCAGCTTCTCGTTGCCGTAGGGCCGACCCAGATAGCGATCGAGATTGTCGACGCGCTCATCGTCGAGTTCGTCGCGCCAGTCGAGCGCCGCATCAAGCGCCGCGCTGGTGACAGAGCGCACCTCCTCCTCGTCGACGTCGGACGCCGCATCCTCCGCATCCGGATCGTAACCGTCCTCCAGCCCGTCCTCGACGCCGGCTTCCCAGCTCGCGCCGTCGCGCGCAGAGAGCGTCTTGCCGCGCTTGGCCGCATCAAAGGCGTCGTAGGCGACCATCAGTACTTCCGCGCGTATGGCGCGGCGGCGCCGCGCCGCGTCGGCGCACACGCGCGCTCAAGCGCATAGGCCGCACGCACAAGCCGCCCGTGCAGCCGAAAGGTCCAGCGCGCCAGCGCCATCATTAGCGCCGCCGGCGGCGAAAGCTCGTCGTCCGTGTCCATGCCGCTCACCCCAATCTCCGCGCCGTCGCGCGCAGAGAGGCCGTGCCTGGCCGTATCGAAAGCGTCAGCCATCACCCCAATCTCCGCGGCGGCGCGGCGCTCGCCAGCCCGCGCCCACCGAACCCGTCCAGCGCCTCCAGCTGATCGATCAGCAGCGCGCCGGTCTGCAGCGCATCGGCCGCGTGGCAATGCTCGTCATGGCGCGGGGTCTCCTTCCACCGCCCCAGCCGGTCATCCCATTCGTGCCTGTAATTCTCCAGGTGCGTCCATAAGAGCGCGCAGCGCTCGCGGTCGACGTAAAGCCGCGCCATTAGCCCGCGCACCGCGAAAATCCCGTCGCGCTTTAGCTCAGGGCGCGGCGCGATCAGCACTTCGCAATTGAGCCCCTCCAGGAACGCCTTGTCGGTCATCCCCGACTGGCGCGAGCGCACCGCCCCGTCGTGCGGCAGACACCACTTGCCCAGCATGTAGTGCGGGCGCGTGTTGCGGATCTCCGGCACGATCGATTGCAGCGAGCGGCCCTGCCATTCCTCGAAATCGATCAGCCGCACCTCGCGGCGGAAGAGCTGCGTGAAAATGCAGCTGGTGTAGTCGTCCATCCCCAGATCGAACAGCAGATGCACCGGCAGCGCAGGATCCCAGGGTGTGGGCGCATAGCGCTTCTCCTTGATGAGGAACGCCAGCTCGTGGGTGTAGAACGCGCCCTCGATCGCCGCGTGGAAGGCCTCCTCCCAGGTCGAGGGATATTCGCGGAGCATCTTCTCGCGCTGGGTCTCGCGGGTCTTGACGTACCAGGCGCGCTGCTCGGGGCGCAGCGCCACGCCATGGGCGCGCTCGAGCTCGGCGAAATAGCGTTGCGCCTCGGAATCGATGACGACGCCCTCAGGCGGATAGACATAGCCCTCATCGTTCTGCCACGGCTCGAAGTGAAACCGGTAATCGAGCGGACCGAGCGCGGCGCCGGAGGCCTCCAGCGCCTGCGCCCGCCGGCAGAGATCGAAGAAATCGCCTTCCGCGCCTTCGGCCGTCGATTCGATGCACACCACGCCATTGACCGGCACCGTGTTAAGCGCGCCGGTCCGGATCTCGTCGGCCTTGTCCGGCATGCGCGCGCAGATCTTGCCGTATTCGCTGACCAGCAGCCATTGATACGTGCCCGAGCGCAGCGACATCGACACGGTGATCGACGAATAGCGCCCCGCGCCATGCGCGATGGTGAACTGGTCGGCGCGGTCCTCCACCCGCGGTCGCCGGCGCTGCAGCCACTCCGGCAGCCGATTGTACACGTCGCGGATCTTGGAATCGAAAATCCGCCCCGCGTCCTTGATCGTGTGCGCCACAACCCCGCAATTGAGGCCCGAATTGAACAGGCACGCATCCAGCATCAGCAGGCAGATGAAGGTCGTGTTGTGGGACACGAAGCCTTCGGCAATGTATGTCCCTGTCGAGGTTTGCAGGTCCACAAGGTCCCGCTCGCCGACCGGCTCGATGTTGACTATGGTCGCCCATCCAACGTCGCCGTTGCGCTTGCCCGGCAACTCGCGGCCTTCCCAAAACCGCTGATCAACGAATCTCGTGGGTCGCGTCTGACCAATAAGCCTAAAGACCTCGTCAGCCCTCCCGAAAGACAGCTTCGGCACCGGCTCTTTTCCGTGCTTAGACTGGCGTTCAGATTTGTCGAGCTCAACGCAAGCGTGATACCCGCGCTCAGCCGCATATTGCACAAGCCGATCCCAGACCGGGCCGAGCCGCTGACATACGCTCACCTCCGCGGTCCGCCCCGACTTACGCATCGACCCTTCGCCGTCGAGCATACCGCCGAACCAGCCGTCCTCTTCAGTCGCCGCACCCCACGGGCGTGCGATCCAGCGAACCTGCACGCCCGGCTTGAGAAAGCCCTTCGACACGCTGGTCGTGTTCTCGATCGTCCGCCACTGCGGATCAACACGCTTGGTGCGCGAAAGCCAGGGATGCTGGCCCGTGCACACCACCGAACGGCCGTCGTCGAGCGTGATCCTGTAAGCGCTCCGCTTGACGCGAGCCACACCCTCCACAGTCGCCGTTCGCATTTTGCGACCCGCACCCTTGCCGCCGGGCGGGTATTCGTCGACCGCCACCACTTCCTGCCCGACCCTGAGGTCCGCAATCGCGACCCACCGCAGATCGGCGGTGAGCACTCGCGTGCTCGGATCGAGGCAGAATCCGCGCTGCCGCGCCTTCAAAATCACGTTGCGATTGTGCGCCCGCTCCAGAAACCGCCGCTGCGCCGCATTCATCTGGAACGGGACGATGTCGCCGTCCTTGGTCTCAACCGTATACAGATTATCGAGCCGCCAGGCCCGGTCCGCCAGCCTCTCGACCAGGCCCTCAAGCTGCGGGCTCGTCTTCCGCTGCGGCGACGCCGTTTGCATGTCCGTTGAGCGCTTTGGTGCGCCCGTCGACGAGCCCGAGCGCCTGCGCGAGGTCGTCGCTGATGCCATGGTCGTGTTCCTGCTTGTCGCGCCACTTCTCCGGTTGGCGGTTCTTCAGCCAGAAGATCGCCGCGGTCGTGTCGGGCGGGTAATGCTCGACATATTCGTGCTCGATCGGCACGCCGTCGCTCATCATGATCTTCACCGCCCGGTGTTTGTAGCCCGTGGCGCGCTCGAACAGGCGCCGCTCGACTATGCCGTCATCAACCGCGCTCTTGGCCTCGTTTATTGCGCTCAAAAACTCCGGATGCGCGGCGCGCCAATTGTAGAGAGTATTTGGAGAGACGCCGAAAAACCGCTGCAAATCCATCTCCGTCGCGCCCATGAGGCAAAGCTCGCGCGCCTGGCGCGCATAGTCGGGGAGATATTTCGACGGCCGCCCCTCGCCCTTGCGCGGCGCGCGCTTGCGATCGGCGCCGGCGCAGGTCTTGCCCTTCGGCTTGGTCTTCGGCTTCGCGGCGGCCTTCCGGGCCGTCCTGCGCTTTACGGGTGACGAAGGCGCTGCGCGCTTGTTCGGCCCGCCCGGACGTGTCGTCATTGTCGCTGTCTCTCCTCCCTCAGAGCGTAATTTTCACCAGGCCCACCACGCTCAGCTGCTCATCGAGCAGCGTGTCGGTGACGGTCACCGTGATGCTCTCGTCGGCCGT